CTCTTGCTGCACTTGCTTTGTTTGCAAGAATCGCTACAGTCTTGCTTGATTGAAATAGAGTATACCAAAGAATGTATGCAGCAGATGTTGTTGTCTTGCCTTGCTGACGTCCTTCCATGAGAATGACTTTTCTATTCTCATGAATAATCTTTACTTTTTTCTTTTGACAATCATATAGTTTGAATGATTGAAGACCATGATCAAGTGTGACAATTTTACAATACTTTTCTATAAAATAGATGGGATCACTCACACATTTTAAATATTCTTCAACTTCTCCTCTACTAAAATTGATCTTTACATTAGATGCTTTTAGTAAAGAATTCCCCAAATATGACTTTGGTGTTTCATTCATTTTTAGAATTAATAAGTTTTTGTAATTCTGCAGTACTACCAACAAATAGAGAATTGTTTGTTACATTCTGTGGTTGTTGCTGTTGCACATCTTTGCCTTTAGCTTCTCTTACTTTTTTGCTTAATTCAATCAAATCTTTGTTTGTGTCAGAAAGAGTTTTAATCAATTGACCGATGACTTCATATGCTCTTGGAGACTCACCTTCTTTAGCAAGAAAGATAATGTTATCCATTGCGACTTTGCCATTCTCAATTAGACCACGAAGATTATCTCTTGCGTACTCATAATCAGAATCTACTGTTTGATGATCTTCATTTCTTGAAGGAATTACATCAATGATTGCATCTTGTGCAACTGCTGTTGATGGAATTTCAAAAATGCTATTCAATTTTTCATCTATAGTTTTTTTCATATACTAGTAGTAGTTTCAGTAATAGTAAAAGATTCATCTCCACTAAATGTTTGAGTGGTTACAATTGCATTTTCAATCAAAAATCCAGTATTAACTTCAGCATTAGCGACGTACTTAAATTTATTAAGTGGTCCGAATAGATATCCTTTGACTGTAAAATTTAAATCCCATGTCTGAACTCTACGAGATTCAAAGTCTCCTTCATAAGAGTCTTCTGAGTTAACACTTGTCAATTCAATTGGAATGTCCATTGTTATACCAAGTTCTGGTAGAACTTTCATTGTGACAGTAAAATCTGGAGTAAAGAATGGAATAATCTGTTCTACAATTTGATGACCATCTTCGGTATTCTTTACGAAAATATTTAACGTAAAATCCATATCATAAGGAACTGGAGTGTATGCATAATCAAAGTCAGTGCCGCCAGTATTGATACCTTTTACAATTCTATGTGCGCTATTTAATTTTCTTTGTCCGGCATAAGATAAATTTGTGAATTCAAATCCAAGTCTTGGAATTGTAATTGAAATTTCTCTATTCAAAGTTGGGTCAGTTAAAACTCTTGTGATAAATTTTTGTTTTGGACCATATTCAATTGGAACGTTAATGCTTTGTATCTTTGCTCCATTGGCATCATCCCGTTGAACTTGAACTTCATTGAATAGATTACCAAACATTAAAATATAACGTCTTAATGTGCCGTGATAAAAATCGTGTCCGAACATCATGATTAGAAAGTCCTTGAATCTGCGAAAGTGTTTTTCTCTGAGAAATCTAATATATCATCCGTAATGATTTTCTGTCCGATGAATACATTGTCTGCAGAAACTTCAGAAGCAAGAACAATGTTAGATTCATCAATGACATAATCTCCGTCTTCTAACAATAGCAATGTATCATCTTCAAGTAATGATTTTTCTAAGTTTGTTGTAGATAGACTATACTGATCTTCAATTGCATCAATCGCAGGAACATCAGTATCGATTCTTTCACTAGAGTATTCGTATCTATCACATCTCATTTCAAATGTGTAAAGATCACCTAATTGAAAGAAGTTTTCAATATTTTCTGTGAACTTGATTTCGTACATGTATCCAAGCATTGGAATCCAAATCAAATCACCTTCTCGAGGTCTTAGAATTCCAGAGTAATCGTAGCCTTGCTCTGCAAGAAAATAACTACCGTCTTCTAAGAGAACATTGTATCCGTATTCATTCATCATTAATGGTTTCAATGATTCAATGAATCTTTTTTGTGCAACTACGAAAGTGATTGACTCATCGATTTGCAATCCAAACTTAGAAATGAAATCTTCTTGTCCCATAAAGCCATCATAGCTTTTGATGAACATTTCCATTTCAAGTGCATCATCATAAATGATAGACCCATCTTCATTGTAAAGTTTATCTAAATTTACATGTGTTCTTGGCATGTAATATGCATCGACACCATAAATCTTTATTGACTCTACAACTAATGATCTAATTAGTGACTGCTCTGATTTAATCGGAGAGTATTGATTAAAGAATCTATTGCGAGCCATTATCCAACCATGTCTAGAACTGGTAGCGAATAAGAAGAAATCATTTCTGTTTCTAATTGATTTAATTCGTCTAGTGCTTCATCCCAAATCTTTTGCCCATTGAATGTAATACCGCCAGGCATTGAAATGCCTTCGAACTTTTTAAGGTTCTCACCCCATTGCTTTTTGATTTGAGCTGTGCAATATCTCTGCAACCAACGATCATTGTACATGTCTGTATATGTGTCTGGATCAATTTTTTTATAGCCTTCAATGATAATGTATTCACCAGCTTTGACCTTAGTATCCCAAGACATATCAATATAAAGTTTATTAATATGACGATTGAATCTTAGAGACTGTTTACCAACGAATAGTTCTTCAGCAAGTGCAACGTTTTGAAACGCCATGTAGTAAGGTGCAAACGGACCTGTATTGAATGAATACAAATCATTCAAAGAGATTTGATATCTTAGATTGAAAAGATTGTTTGTAGAATAACTATCGCCAACATCAAGTATGCTTGTAACTCCAATGATTTCATCTGGAATTTGAATATACTTGTTTACTTTGTCATCGTCAGTGACTTGATGCGCTAGATAGATTTTCTCTGTTGCATCGTAATGATAATCATAATAATATGAAAATGCGATTTCGATGCAGTCTTCTAATTGCTCATCTGCAATGTTAATTTCTAATAGAGGTGCGCCCAATCTTCTGAGACAGAATTGTTTGAATTCTTCTCTTGATGCTGGTTTGCTGGTACTCATTTCTTCCCCTTATAAATTTCATGTTCTATTTATAAGGGGAAGTATCTTAACTTTAGAAAGTTACGGATCCACTGCTAGTCCAAGTGTACACACGGTTCTTGTATCCCAGTCCGGTTGCGAATGGAGAAGATTGGTTCCATGCAGGGGTTCCTGATCCCCAAAGTGTTGCTGCAAATGCATTTGATGACGAATCCAAATATTGATTTGGTGAAACTGCTCCAAGCAATAGTTGGGTTCCGGAGATTCGAGATAATGGAGCCGTAGGAGGAGTAAATGAACCTGTTGTATACACTGCAGTGCCAGTAACAAGTCGAAAATTAGAAATATACCCATTAAAATAGGGGTCGATCCCAGGCGCTCTCATTCCTATATATATAGGAGATGTTCCACTAACCAATGTTGCAGAAGTTGTTGTTGTACTACCCAACACTCCGTTTAAATAACAACGAATGGAACTTCCGGATCTACAAATTACAGCATGATTCCAAGTGTTGTTTGTGTAAGTTCCAATTGTCGCACCATTTGCAACGTCAAAACCTGTTCCGTTTGACGATGAATAAAACAACAATGAACCGCTTGTTCCAGAAGAGTAAAACGCCCAAGGACCGTAATATACGCCTGCATCCACTCTTTGACTTGCAAGAATGCAATTTGCGCTTTGCGAGCCGTTTGCATAAAACCATAGTTCAATAGTAAAGTCACTTGAACCAAGATTGAACGCTGAGTTTTGGGCGTAACTAATGTATTGGTTTGATGCGCTTGCTAAATTTAAACTTCCCGACCCGCTGGTGCTGGCTGTTGGACTACCAGTAGTAGCTGATGGTGCAGAATATGTGTCTGGATATGACAGAATAACGATACCTGATCCACCTGATCCAGGACCAGAACCACTACCGCTACCTCCTCCACTACCGGTGTTTGCTGTGGCTGATCCGGCGCCTGCATTGCCGCCCGAACCAGCACCACCAGCACCACCAGATAATGCTCCACCAGTAGTTGATGAACCAGCACCGCCGCCAGCTCGTTGTGTAGCAGTTCCTGTAATATCAGACCAAACTCCTTGTCCTCCAGCACCACCTACTGTCGAACCATTAAAGTTTGCACCAGCAGCACCAGCGCCTCCACCTCCGCCACCAATATAGGTACTGGTACTGCCTGATCCGCCATTATATCCTTGAATAGTTGAACTATTAGCTTTACCCATTAATCCGACGCTTGTGGAAGCACCGCCATAGCCAGACCCACCAATATTTTGAGTCCCCCCACCCATTGCGGTAATCGCAGCAAATACTGAATCAGATCCTTGACTATAGCCAGCACCTCCGCTGCCTACTGTAATTGTATATGATGTACCTAATGCTAAATTAATTGAAGGAGAAACTCCAGCTCCACCTCCAGACGCTTTAGGACTTGATGTTCCAGAAGCGGATGTCCAACTAGTTAAATATCCACCAGCTCCACCCCCAGAATATCCAGTACCACCACCACCTCCAGCAATAACAAGATAATCAACAGGTATTGCCAATCGTATAGGATTAGTAGGAGTCAATGTGCCTGAAGAAGTAAAAACATGTACAACATAACCGTTTTTTCCGTAAATCGTTCCGCCAGTGAAGAATTGTACATTACCTGGATAACGAACTATGACAATACCGGAGCCTCCAGCACCACCAGCGGCGGCATTGCCGCCGCCACCACCACCGCCAGTATTAGTTTGACCAGCAGTACCGACAGAAAACCCACCAGGTGCGGCGCCTCCGGCGCCACCTATACCACCATAACCTACAGTCGCATCTGCACCAGATTGTGCTCTCCCTCCACCTCCACCCCCACTATAAGTAGTAATAGTTCCAGAAATAGAAGATCCTATACCTTGACCACCAATACTACCTTGTGGGCCTGGACCGCCTGGGAATGCGGACATTCCATTAGTCCCAGCGCCGCCACCCCCTCCTGCATAGTGAGGATTCGCATCAGTGCCGGTGTTATTACCTCCAGAGTTTCCTTGTCCTGAAATTCCAGCCCCACCACCAGAACTTGTTGCGAAAGTATATTGTCCAGCAGCCCCACCACCAGAACCGCCAGAACCACCACCAGCTAATGCAGTTTGCTGGCTAGATGAATACCAAGTCCCACCTTTGCCTCCACCGGAAGCTGAAATAGAACCAAATACCGAACTTGATCCTTGACTCGCCGGTGTCAATGATTCATTTGGGCCTCCAGCGCCACCAGCACCAACCGTTACCGTATAAGATGATCCAGGAGTTATCCCAGAATAACCTTGTAACAATCCTCCGCCACCACCTCCACCAATACCGGCTCCACCACCTCCAGCAACAACAAGATACTCTACAGCAGTGGGAGGAAGGTCGACCCAATCTAAATTTTTAATTGCTTGAGCAACTTGGCTCAGCGTCCACATTCCACTATATGCTGGCATTTTTCTTTACTCCAATACTTTATTTTATTCTGTCGCTTCAGTTACAACTTCTGTATTAGATTGTGACTCTACTTCAGTAACAGGTTCAACGACAGGTTCAACAATAGATTCAACGACAGGTTCAATGACAGGAACTACAAATTCAATCCATGAAGTTGTTTCTTCATTCCAGTCATACATTTTGCCATCTGTTGGTTTTGGTGTTGGTGAATTCCATAAACAAGTACCTTCATCTAATACCCAAGAAGCATATGGTTTAGGTGGGATAAATGCATCTCTTGTGCTATCATAGGTGAAGCCAATTCCTGCGTAATTTTTACGAAGTGGTGTGCCACCTTGGATATGTACTCCACCTTGTGTATTATATGAAGTTTGAATCCAAGACGCTGGATCTCCCCAATGACCTGTGTTGAGTGTCTCTTGGTCAATCACGATCACTTGTGTGACTACGCCATTTTCTACTTTTGCAAAATGTGCCATGTTAAAATCTCCCTTTTAGAAAGTAATAGAACCAGAACTGGTCCAAATATATATCTGATATCCGTTGTTGTATAAAATTTGTGGATTACCAGTTGTGCTTGCAGGTGGAGCAGTATTTGCAGGCCAACGGACGATGACTATACCAGAACCGCCTTCGCCACCTTTAGCTTCTTGGTTTCCTCCGCCTCCACCTGAACCATTATTCATTGCTCCATGTTTTCCAGGGATGTAGGTTCCTGCATTATTGTATGACCCCGCACCACCACCAGTAGCACCTATTCCACCTAGAGCACCCCCAGAAACATAAGCAGAACCACCTCCACCACCAGCGTATTGAATAGGTGTTCCTGTAATAGATGATACTGTTCCGGGACCGCCATTACCGCCTGCGCTGATAGAAGTAACATTGTCCCAATTTTGAACTCCACCACCAGAACCACCACCACCACCACCACCTGGATATGAACTACCACCACCATTAAATCCTTGACCAGGTGTACCTGATCCACCAGTTACATATCCTCCGCCTCCTCCTCCACCTGATCCTCCAGTATTACCATCAACTCCACCACCACCTCCACCGATTGCAGTAATTGATCCAAATACGGAATTGCTACCATTGACTCCAGCACTTAATGCGGGACCACCAGCACCACCACCAGCACCTACGGTAACTGTGATGCTTGATCCTGGCGTAATTGCATATCCAGTAGCCGTAAGTACGCCACCAGCGCCTCCGCCTCCACCACCAAAGTTTGCTCCCTGTGAACCTCCACCACCACCTCCACCAGCGACAACAAGGTACTCAACCGTGGCTGTCTTTTGATCTGTGAAAGGATTAAATGTTGCGCTAAGAAAACCGCCTAGATATTGACTCATGATTATCTCGCTAACGAATATTTAA